TTTACTATTAGCGTTCTTTCTTCGGGTGCAGTAATAGCGTTTATTTCTGCTTGGCTTAACCCTTGTATTATATCTTGAATCTCCATTATATCACTAATCTAAATAAACCGTTTGCAATATTGCCATTCCTAGATACTTCTACCGTATTTACTCCCGTTCTTTCCTCTCTCCACGCAATAGTTCTGCCATCTGAAAGCCTAAATACTTCGGGTTTTATATCTAAAGTATTTAAGTTGTGGGTTACAGTAAAAGTAGTACGACCACCAGCGAAAACTCTAGTTACGCTAGCCTCTGCACTGTCTAAGTCAATGTTAAAAGATGGCTTTAAACTAGCAGCAGTAATATAACCAACGTCATTAACTAACTCGCTTATATTATCTCCATTTTGCAAAGCACTAGCTATTAAAGACCGTTCTCCACTAGTTAAAAATAAATTAACTACACCCTCTGTAATATCATCTGAATCGTTTACAGTTACGTCAAATATATCAGAGCCTATTGTTATTTGAAAGGACTCGTTAGCTCCATCGTTTAAAGTAGATACAGTTATTTTATTGGTTAATCCTTGTATTTTATCCTCTAGGTAACCCTCGGTAGTATCGTTAGCAGATACTTTTACCTTGTCGTTTAAATCGTCTGCACTTACTGGCGTAACGTTTCCTGCATCGTCTTTCTTCTTCCAAATACCATCCGTATCTAAGAATAGAATAAATCTACCAGTAGGTGCGTTAGGTACACTAGCGTTTGCAACTTGGACTATACTGTATAAACTCATCTAGCAAATGTTTTTTATTATTCCGTTAAAACTCATCTAGCAAATGTTTTTTATTATTCCGTTATTTACGATAGTTGTATCGTTTGTTATTGTCCCATCTTGTACTACTAACTGTCCACCACTATCAATAGTAAAACTAGATCCACTATCTAGTATAAAATTACAATATAAATAATATTGAAAGCAGTCTTGCACCGTTATATTATCCCCATTTTTTAAATGATACTTAGTACCATTAGAAGTACCACCACCAGTAGAACTAATTTCTACCGTACAATCGTCTATTTTGTTTATAGATATATTGTTACCAGCTTGAAGAACTTTTAACAGCTCATCAGCACTTATAACCTTTCTTAAATCTATAGACCTGCCCATTAGTTACCTTTCAAAAATATTACAGCATTTATGTTGCCTGTAGTTGTCCCATTGGCTTCAACGCAAACTCTAAAATATTTAGATGGTAACATATCATCTTTGAATGACAAAGAATCCTCATCCATTAATACATCCTTAGCACATCCATTATAGTAATCCCAATTAACACCATCATTGCTCGATTCTATGTTTATTATTGGATTACCATCTGCACCACTTTTTGTTAATTGCAAATTCCACTCGTAATTAAAACACAACTCTTGCTCAGAGCAAAAATCTGCAATAGGCTGATTATCTATCAGTGTTATTAATTTTGGTCTTTGAACTCCCATTAGAACAATCCTCCGAAGAAAGACTTACGTTTCTTAGAGCCTTTGAACTCTGGATATAAGTCCTTGTTTTCCATTATGAATAATTGTATAGATATGTAAGTATCTGTAGACAGATTATATCTTGACTCTATGGATGACTTAGATACAGCTACTTCCCTAGAAAAATCAGTCTCATTAACAACAGTACCTACTATTGTATTCTTGTAGCTTTGGTCTATTACGTATTGGTAGTAAACATAGCCTTTAAGCATTTCCAATATGCCATCACTTCGGTATATAACACCGCAAGCATCTTCCTCGCATAAGCTGTCGAATATAACTCTAAATCTATTTGATTGAGGTCTAGGAGAGTCTGCATCGTTTAAGTCCGCTATAAAAGCATCATAAAGTTCACATCCCATAAGGTCTTGCAGGTATATCTTCTCGTACTTATCTATGTACATTTGTAACTCAGGCTTGCTATAACAATCCTTAGCTATTTTATATTTTCCAACAAAGTCAGATGGGTCTAAAAACATTATTTCTTAGATTTAGTTTTTCTCTTTGTAGCCTTTTTTTCTTCCTTAGTCTCTAAAGCTTCTGTCTTAGCTTCTTTTACAGCTTCTATAATACCTTTGGCTATTAAAGGTTTAGCTAATGAATCTCTTAGCTCCCTCTCAGTACCCTTTTTGATACCTGCTGCATCCTTTAAATATTTTATCCTCATAATTGTAAGTCTATCAACAAAAATACAAAAAAAAAGGGTTTGAAGCTTTCTCCAAACCCTTTTTCTATAAGTAAACAAATTTATGGTTTGTCTATAGCTGCAATAGCAGAAGCAAAGTCTCCATAAACGAATGCGTTTATGTCTCTACCTTTAACTCTGAATGCAAGTCTCTCAGACAATTTAACAGTTCTCTGGTCAGTAGAGAAATCTGTACCATCATATCCAATCTCTAATCTAGGCGAACGTCTAACGAATACACCACCTTTAGAAAAATCTCCAACTAAGAAATCTCCCTCAGCAATTCGAGTAGTCTCGATTACAGGAAGTCCTTTTACTACTAAACCATCAGAACTTCTGAATGGAGGTAAAGTGTAAACACCAGTGTCAGATTTCTCTAATTCCATTGAAGCTACATCGCAAGGATTAAGCATAATGTAATCAGCCATGAATTGCTCTTTAGCGATCTGAACAATAGCAACTCTAAGAACGTCAGTTCTGTTTGCAGATTGAACGTTAGCTACGAATGGAGCAGGAGCATTGAAAGCTTGAGCATAAGTAGGTATCAAACCTGATATGTTGTTACCAAGACCATCTCCGTTCAATAATTGTTGCTCAACAACAATCTCGTGTCTCTCAACTAATTCAGCTCTAATCTCGTTAGCCATCCAAGTAATGTCCTCTAATTTCTCCTCAGAAACTTTAGTCATACCACCAATTTTCTTAACAGGAGTGTTGAATACTTGGTAGCTAGATTCTTCCTCTGGGAAAGTTTCTAATTCAGCTAAAGTAATAGGTACACCAGTCTCAGCAACTTTCTCAATCCAGTCAACAACAGGAGAGTCAGTAGTACCATTGAACATTAAAGCTCTAACAGTAATAGCTTGCTTAGGAGTCTTATTGATTCCTGCTTCTCTAAAAGCTTGTGGAATATCTCCTGTGATGTTTCCATCATCAATAGCCTTAGTGTTGATATCAACCTCAACCATTCCTCTAGAACCTTGAGCTTTGAATTTCTCTAGACCCTCAGCATAAGCATCTTTAAGAACCTCGTTAAGAGATTTTTTCTCTACACCTCTAGCTTCTCTAGCTTTCTTTAACATTTCGATTTCTTCTCCTTGCTTCAAAGACATAGCTTTAACCTCAGCAAGATTCTCAGAAGCCAATTCTTTTAGCTCTGATTTAAGGTTATCAAGAACCTCAGTTGAAGCCTTAGCTTCTATAGCTTTAAGTAACTCGCTTTGCTTAGCTTCTATACCCTCAACTAGTTTTTCTAATTCAGTCATTTTTTAAATTTTGTAAGTTTTAGTTAATCTATTTATTACGTCTTGGATAGCTTTTTCATCGTTACCGAGATTGCCATTCGATTTGTCTAACGATTTTATTTTCTCCCCAAGTTCGTTATAAGCTTTTAAAATTTCAGCACCTCTCTCGTCAGAAATATTACCCTTAGTTAAGATGTGATTCATTTTCTGCATCAAAGATAGTATATCTTTTTCACTTTTAACTCCTACTGTCGGTGTATTTTTGTTTGCACCCCAATGAGTTAGTGAAGATACCTCCCATAATTTTATCTCTTTTATACGATTTACACCCTCCATTTCGTCATACTCCTCGTCCATAATTTGGAAGCCTTGGGAGTGTTCTGTAATGATTCCAGATTCGTATTCAACCAAAGTGTCTTTACCTAGCTGAGTCTTTGCCAACTGGCTAACAGCTATAACACCTTTGTCATCCGTATAGAACTCCTTTATTACACCAACAACCTGCTCAGGGTTGTGGTTCTTGAAATGTTTTATTCTAGCTCTATGGGTATTCTCTTTTACCTGAGCCAAAGTATTTTTATAAGCATCGGGAGAAATAACATCGCCATCTGAATCCAAAGTATTGAATGATGCGAAGTAAAACTCTACGATACCCTGCTTGTCATCGAAGCCTTTAAGCTCCAAAGGACAAGATTTATTTTTAGTTATCATCGTTGTCTAAATTTTATTGTTGTCTATTAATAACAGCAGATGGTCTTTCTTCTCTAGTACCATCACTAGATATGAAATCAAACCTACTTCCAAGGACGTACTTATCAAGATGCGGAGAAGAACCTTTCTCTTTGCCTAACATAGCTCTAACCTCGTTAGGACTCCACATACCTTGCTCCATTTCTTTCATTAATCTGTCGCTAAGTAGATTTAGATCCACTTGCAATACAGGAACTTTAGTTAGGTCGTAATCTATGAAGTAATTTCTATTATCAAACTCAGACCAAGCAGGAGTTAGCCATCTATTAAA